AACGATAAACCCCCGGAAGCTTTTCATGAGTATTTAGACGATTTAAATGACTTTATTGCTACCGGTGCATTTATTGATAAAGACATATGGTTAATGGGTTTTCACCCGGACGATGACGTTAACGACTTTGTGGAAGACGTTGAGTTTGAGGCGGAGACTGAAACGCCTTATGCTATGATTTTTGTTCAGAGACTGTCTAAGCTACAGGAATCGGCAGACAAGTTGGACAAAAAGGGTTATTATGGTATCTATGACCCCGAGTATGATGCGCTCGAAATATATGCTAAACGTAAAAAACTTTACAGGAGACTGAAAAATGGCGATGAAACCTCGTAAGACAAAGAAAATGCGTAGCGGCGGTATGGTTAAGAAAATGCGCGGCGGCGGTATGGTTAAAAAAATGCGCAAAGGCGGCATGGTTAAGAAAATGCGCGGCGGTGGTGCAGTTAGGAAGAAGTAAATGACTGTTTCGGGAAGCAAAGACTTTGAACTGGATGTGGCGGACTACGTTGAAGAAGCGTTTGAGCGTTGCGGATTAGAAGTTCGAACTGGTTACGACCTTAAAACGGCCAAAAGGTCGTTAAATCTTATGCTTGCCGACTGGGCTAACCGGGGATTGAACCAGTGGACTATTAAACAGCGTACTGTAACCATGGTTCCCGGAGACGGTGATTACGACTTAGGGCAAGATGTTATCGATATCTTGTCTGTCGTGGTTAAACGTGACGGGACCGACTATTCTCTTGAACGTTTGAGCCGAGACGGCTTTTTAACGATCCCTAACAAAACCACGCAAGGGCGCGTTAATCAATTCTTCTTAGACCGTCAGATTACGCCGGTTTTAAAGCTTTGGCCTGTCCCAGACAATAGTACAGACGTTGTTTACTATGACGCGCTTACCCGCATGGATGATGCGGACATTTACACGAACACAATGGACATGCCTTTTCGGTTTTACCCGTGTTTAGCCGCGGGTTTGGCTTACTATATCGCACTTAAACGCGCACCCAATCGTATTCAGATGCTTAAAGCCGTTTACGAAGAAGAGTTTGATCGTGCCGCAACGGAAGACCGGGATCGGTCTTCTTTCAACGTCGTACCTAAGTACGAATATTACAGGGTGGGATAATGTCTAAATTCGCATCCGGTAAAAATTCATACGCTATTTCTGATCGATCCGGGCAACGGTATCGGTACGTGCTTATGCGTAAAGAATGGAACGGGTTGCTGGTTGGACCGGACGAATTTGAACCAAAACAGCCTCAATTGGGCCCTTTTCGTAAGGTTGTGGACCCAGAAGCCTTGCAAAATGCTCGGCCCGACCGAGTAGAACCCATGGATGTGTATGTTGGCGTCCCTTTAGTAGAAAACCCTAATCTTCGGCCCGCCACAGGGTTTGGGCAGGTTGGAATAGTGACGGTGGTGACATGAGCTTTACATATGCGCAGCTAAAACAAGCCGTTCAGGACTATACCGAGAACGATGAAACGACTTTTGTAAGTAATTTGCCGTTATTTATACGACAAGCGGAAGAGCGTATTCTTAAAAACGTTCAATTAAGCCTGTTTAAGAAGAATGTAAGCGGCGGCATGTCCGCGTCAAACAAGTATTTAGCTTGTCCTAGTGATTACTTATCGCCTTTTGCGCTTTCCTTTGTGGATTCGGACGGGGATCACGTGTTTTTAGACTTTAAAGACGTTGATTTTGTGCAATCGTTTAATCCCGATGCTACGACCACGGGAAAACCAAGGTATTACGCTGTTTTTGACGTAGATAACTTTATCTTAGGACCAACTCCCAATAGTTCGTATGCGGTAGAGTTACATTACTTCTATCGTCCAGCAAGTTTGACCGCAGGAGCGGATAGCGGCACGACGTGGTTAAGCGAAAACGCTCAAATGGCGCTGCTTTATGGAACTTTGATGGAGGCCTACATATTTATGAAAGGTGAAGCGGACGTTATGGCTATGTACGAAAAAAGGTTTACAGAAGCTATCAGCGGCATGAAAATGTTTGGCGAATCCAAAGAAGTCACCGATGAATATCGGACCGGCATGTTAATTAGGCCGAAACAATGAAATCTGAACTTGTAACACATAAGGAGACATAGGCATGGCCTTTTCAGGAAATTTCATGTGTACAAGCTTCAAGAAAGAAATTCTTGAGGCCGTGCATAACTTTAAAAACTCAGGTGGAAGCACTTTTAAAATTGCTCTCTACACAAATAGTGCGTCGTTTAACGCGGCAACCACCGCTTATACCACGTCTAACGAGGTATCTGGAACGGGATACACCGCGGGCGGAAACACCTTAACGCGGGTTGATCCAACAACGTCTGGAACTACAGCTTTTACTGATTTTGCAGACACCACTTGGTCGTCTTCAACTATCACGGCTCGTGGAGCTATGATTTATAATGATTCCGCTTCAGGTAATCCGGCAGTTGTTATCTTAGACTTTGGTGCTGATAAAACATCAACGAATGGTGACTTTACAGTAGTATTCCCAACGGCAGATGCTTCTAACGCCATCATACGCATTGCGTAAGAGGTAAAATCCGATGTCAGTGATTACGGGATGGGGTCGAGGGTCATGGTCTGAAGGACCGTGGGGCGCGGCTATTCCGGTTACGGTCACGGGCGTTGCGGGTACAGGCGCTTCGGGCTCTGTTACTGTCATTGCAGAAGCCAATGTTCCGGTTACAGGGTTGCAGTCGGCGGGTTCAGTAGGGTCCGTTCTTGTTACCGCGGATGCTAATTCGGTTGTGACGGGCGTTTCGGCCACAGGCTCTCCGGGGTCTGTAACGGTAATCGAAGGCACAGGCGTTACCATTAATGTGTCAGGGCTTGCGGCCACAGGTTCTCCGGGCGCAAGCACTGTAATAGGCACAGCGGTAGTTAACGCGACAGGGGTCGCGGGTACGGGTCAAGTTAACAGTGTAACCGTTACGGCTGACGCAATAACCCCCGTTACCGGATTAGAGGCTGTATCGTCTATGGGATCGGTTACGGTCACCGCAGATGCCTCTGTTTTACCCACGGGATTAACGGCGACAGGTGGTGTAGGCTCTGTAGACGTCGGTATTTTTGTCACGATACCCGTAACGTCGCCAAACCCTGCTTTAGGGCAGGTAGGAGGTGTGGAAACACAAATCCACGTAAATGTTAATGTAACCGGAGTTTCGGCCACTGGGTCTGTTTCTGGAGCTTTAGTTTACGGAACTATTGTCCCGGATCAAAATCCGGGTTATACTAATGAAACCCCAAGTCAAGAGCCTGCGTGGTCAGAGAGCATACCGTCTCAAAACGCTAGTTGGACGCGGATAGCAGCGTAAGGATATAAAAGATGCCTAGTACATATACAGTAAACCTCGGGATCGAGAAGCCAGCCACGGGCGAACAGTCGGGCACATGGGGCGATACCACTAACGTCAACTTCGACATTTTAGACCAAGCTATTAACGGCGCGGCACGGGTCACGCTTACCTCTGCGGGGTCTTCGGGGTCACCAAACACCTTGGCTATCACAAATGGCGCTACTTCCGATGGGCGCAACAAATGGGTTGAGTTTTATAGTTCGAGCGATCTTGGCGGCAATGTTTTTGTTCAATTAGACCCCAACGATGCTGAAAAGATTGTGTTTGTAAGAAACAGTTTAGGCGGCAGTCAATCGGTAATTCTATTTCAAGGCACCTATGATGCGGGCCGAGATTTAGAAATTCCGGCTGGAATGGACATGGTGGTTAAGTTTGATGGCGGTGGAGCGACCGCTACCACGACCAATGTTTTTCAACAGCTTCGCACGGAGGCCTTAAACATTGCGGGAGACGGCGCGACTGTTACAGGCATTAAAGACGAAGACAACATGGCGTCAAACAGCGCCACAAAATTGGCTACACAGCAGTCAATCAAGGCTTACGTTGACGCACAAGTTGGCGCGTTTGATTCCCTTGCGGAAGTATTAGCGGTTGGTAACACGACTGGCGGTACTGATCTTTTGGTATCTACAGGTGACGACATTACATTTGCGGACTCTTCAAAAGCCATATTCGGTGCTGGGTC